TAGGACGGGTGGGTGACGATCGAAACGTCGATCAGGTCGCTGATTTCATGTACGTGACGTACGTCTCCGCGCCACTCGTCACGCCCGACCTTCATCCTCCAACTACCGCCGCGAAGATCACCACGCTGTACGGCTTCAGTGATATCGGCGCGAGACACGGGCGGATCGGCCGACCAGTGAAGACCGTCGCTCCGATCCTCTAGCGCCAGCGTCCCCGGATGCCGGGCCAGCGGCACGCCGGCGTGGTCCACGGTCAGGACCAGGTCATCCAGGTTGGTCGAGCGCAATGCTCCGGCCTCGATCACCTCCGTGAAGCCGCCCAAGTCTCGAGACTCGATCCCATACGGGATGACGCCTCGGATGCGCCGGCCATCCACACTCAGGTCAAGCGTGCGCTCCTCTAGGGAGCCGGCTACGGGTCTGGTCATGCTGCCTCCGGCGGTAGATCCTCAAGTTCTCGAACCTCAGCACGAGTCATCCAGCCCGGCTGTCCGGCGCTGGCCGACCCCAACGCACGCTCATATATCTGGCTCCTCAGGTCGGGGTCGCCCCTCAGCAGGCCATCGGTACTGAACTGGATATAAGTCCCGCCTGGACACAGGTCGGCATCGCTGGCGAAGGCGCGCTCGATCCGGACCAGCCACGGCCGAAGCGAATGCTGGACGAAGTGGAGGTTCTCCTGGGTGACGTTGCTGTAGCTCCGGCTCGTGCGCGGCTCCGCGTCGATCAGCTTGCTCGGCACCCTGAAGATCCTTGCGATTTCGCGGGCGCTCAACTCGCGTTGCTCTAGGAATTGCGAGTCATCGGCACTGAAGCTAACCGGCGTGAAGGTGGCCTGACCCGACAGGACCGCGATGCGGTGGAGGTTGGTCGTCCCACCGTGCCGGATGTCCCAGTTCGAGCGGATCTGCTCGACCGTGAAGTCATTCTGCGGTCCGGCCACGCTCAGGATGCCGGAGGGCCGGGAGCCGTTTAGGAAGTACTGCCGCGACGCCTCTTGCAGGTTGCTTGAGAGCGTGAGCGCCAGCCGGGCGCAGGTGACGGGTGACAGTCCGACCAGGCCGTCAGATGACATACTCTTGATATGGAGAATGTCACTCAGGCCAAACTCGGTTGTGTCCTGATTCGGCAGCCAGACCACGTACCCGATCGTCTGGCCCCGTAGAACGACGTTCACCTGATCGGGCGGTAGCAGACTCAGCGACACGATCTCGCCATCGGCACCCCGGAACTTCCCGATGTACGCGTTGCCGTGGGTGTTCAGGTGGGTCATCACGAGCGAGAACAGATCGGCGGATGTCGACCCGGGAGACGGTCGCTCCAATAGCCGGGAGATGCGAGCATCCGGGCCTACCGGGACACGACCGGACCCCGTGTCCCGGTACGCCTTCACCGGGAGCGTGGCCACCGTGTCCGCCAGCACCCTGATACAGGCGTAGGCATCGGAGATCCGGAGCGCGTTGTACGGCGTGGCCTCCAACACCGGGTCGGTGATGACCGGGGCCTCACCGGCATACGTGGGCATCTCGATCGGCTTGAGATCACGGTCCTCTGCGCCATAGAGGAGATCTCGGATCCGGCCCATTGCGGGGATATCGTACCCCGATACATGATCGGCTTTCCGGTCTTCTGCAAGCTGCTCAAGCTGAACCTCGAACCATTCCAGCGCCGGGTCGTCAGAGCGGCCAGCGGCCACGAGCGCGAGCTGGCCGTGCTCCTGCCGAGGGGCAACGGGAAGACTTCGCTCATTGCCGCATACAGCCTCTGGCACTTGGTCACCCGGCCCGGACACGTGTACTGCGCAGCCGCCAGCCGCGAGCAAGCCAGGATCCTCTACGAATACGCCGCCCAGTACGCGCGGATCCTCGACCACTCGCACGTGGTCGACCGTCACCTAGAGCTGAGATGGTGCCCGGACCCGAAGCAGCCGCGAGTGTTCACCCGTCACCTCCGGGTCCTAGCCGCAGATGCGCCCCGGCTCCATGGCCTGACGTATGGCCTGGCTGTCGTGGATGAGCTGCACGCTCACCCGAACGACAGCGTGTACCTCGCGCTCCTGACCGCGCTGGCGAAGGCCAGGGGCGCGAAGCTCATCGTGATCTCAAGCGCCGGACAGGGGGCTGACAGCCCGCTGGGGCGCCTCCGTAGTAGGGCTCTGGCACAACCGAGGGTCATCCGTCGCGGATACCTCACAGACGCCCGTGGCCCGGGTCTGAGGATGCTTGAGTGGAGCGTGCCGGAGGATGCCGAGCTGACCCCCCGCAACGTGAAACGGGCCAATCCGGCTAGTTGGATGACCGTCGAACAATTGGCCGCCCAGCAGGAAGCCGTGCCCGATCTGTCGTTCCGCCGCTACCACGCCGGCCAGTGGACGGAGCGTGCCTCGTATTGGCTGCCTCCGGGCGCGTGGCAGGCCTGCGTAGGGAGTCCACAGCCGGGACCGGACATCTGGGTAGGGGTCGACATCGGCGGCCAGAGAGCGGCTACAGCGGTGGCGTGGGTGGACTCGGATCTTCAGGCGGGCGTCTGGATCGGCCACGGTGACGAAGCTGTCCTAGAGGCTCGTGACGTGATCCGGGAGTTGGCCCGTTCGCACACCATCATGGAAGTGGCCTTCGACCCATGGCGTGCCGGTCAGCTCGCGGCCGAGCTTGAGCAGGAAGGCGTCCCCTGCGTCACCTTCCCGCAGTCCGACTCACGGATGATCCCAGCCAGCTCCTCGCTCCACGCCGCGATCGTGGAGCGCCGGATCCTCCTCCCCGATCTGGAGGAGCTGAACACGCACGCGGCCAACACCGTGGCGAAGCACTCGCGCCGGGGCTGGAGAATCGATAAGCCAAACGACGCCACGCCTAACGACGGGATCATCGCCCTGGCCATGGCCGTTGACTCGGCCACCCATCAGGCTCAGCCGGTCAAGCTCCTAGGCTGGCTGTGAAGCGAACGTGCCTCTCGTGTCGCACGGTCATCGCCTCCGGGTCCTACTGCGCCGGATGCGCGTCGCACAAGCGGCAGAGCACGCGAGCGTGGCGCGAGCTGCGCGCCCAGATCCTGGCTCGTGACCGATGGGCGTGCGTAGTGTGCGGCCAGCCGGCGGAGCACGTCGACCACGTGATCCAGGTCCTGGATGGGGGCACGGATCACCCCTGGAATCTGCGCTCCATGTGCGCGCGACATCACCGCGCTTCCCACGGATCGGCCGCGTAATCCGGAAGTCCGCGCCGATCGGCACACATTTGCCCGGCCTTCCTGCGCGATCCGCAGTCCCTCTGTCCGGAGCCGCCCACGGAAAAATCCGGGTCCCGGCGTTCCCAACACCCCCACAGAACACCCGCCTTCGGTACTAGCGAGAGGCCCGGTCCCAACCGGTTCTTTCCATGCTGCGAGAGGGTCCCCCCCAATCCACATGGAAAGACCCCGGCGGAACCAGGGCCTCTCGCTAGTACCGGCCACTTGCGTGGGCGCGGGTGTTCTGTGGGGGTGCGCTGGACCCTATACCACCTGGGCGTGGCGGTGGGGAATCTTCGGCGTGGCGGGCAGCCTGGAACCGCACCGTCGGCTAGTGGTTCCATAGCGGTTCCATATGGCGTCTCAGACACGGCGAAACCCCTGCCGTAGCAGGGGTTTCGCATGTGCTGCATGGCAATCCCCACAATTGCCTTAGCGGGGTGGCCGGGAACCGGCGAGAACCGGGTTTCCCCTGCTAATCGCGGCTTTTGCTATTCCGCCGTTCCGGTGCGGAACGGGCCTTTGGCGGAGTCTGTCGGTTCCATAGCGGTTCCATAGAGCGCCGCTTCCAGCCGCGCCGAATGATCCTTGCGGCGGCGTGCCGCGTCCCACTGGTGCGCGTAGGTCCTCAGCACGGTTTCGATCGTGTCGCCCAGCCGTGCGGCGATCTCGGCCACGTCCCACCCGGCAGCGATCAGCTTCGAGGCGTGCGTGTGGCGCAGATCGTGAGGAACGGGCGCGCGGGCCATCACGTCTCTACCGCGCATGATCGGATCAAGGCCGACGCGCTCGCGAGCGTCGCGCATGATCTCCTCCACCGCGTCCCGGTTGTATGAGCGAAACCTCGCCCGCGAGGTGCGTGGGCGGAGGAACACGAACTCGCCATCGAACGGCCGTCCCATGGCCAGCCGGTGCTGGCGGAGCCTGCCCGCCATCGTCGGGGTCAGCGCGATCGTCCGGAGCGAGTTCTGGGTCTTCGGCG